ACTACCAACGTTCTTAATAACCCAGCGAGATCCGTTTAGGAGGATTCCGTACTGTTGAGTATAATCTTGATCTGTTCTATTGTTTACACAGTTAGGATAACCTGTGTTTGCAGTAGTTCCGTAACCATTGACGTTACCATCAATATATGGCTCGAAATATGCAGAAGTGGAAGGTACATCACCTTCAGCTGGGGTGGTGTTACTCGTATAAAGCTTTAGTACGAGGTTTCTTGGTGAGGTATCTTCTAGGTCTGCAACGAAGTTATTCTGAGCAATCAGATAACGGAGAGACTCAATTTCACCAATATTGGGAACTAGTAATGCCATCGAAACAACTCCTTTTGGGGGTTAGACTTTTAAGAACTATTGTTATTTATAATTTTAATTTTAAAGAGATCAGGAGTCGTCTGATATTATTGACGCTGACCACTTCAAAATCTAGGATATCACCAGCAACTATTGTCGTGTCCCAGTTATTTAGGACATCATCAAAGTATTTATTTTGCCCTGTTAATTGAATCCTTTGGTTATTGGTGATCGTAGTAAACGTGGGATATGCATTGAAGTCCGATTTGGACAACTCCAATACAATATCACCAGTTTGATCTGCCAATACTTTTACCGATTCGATAACACCAGATACATCGATAGTAACTTTTCCTTTGCTTCCAGGAAGCATTGGGGAACTACCACTATCGATTACAAAATTTACAGATCTCGTTAAATCTGCTGCTGTTGCAAGAGCAATGATAAAAGTATCATCATTAGCTGCAGGTGCAACTGTAAAGATGATCTTATCTCCAGAAATAACGTAATCTTCTCCTGGTTCTAAAAGAAGATTATTTTTAGAAACAATCAGTTGTTGATTGTTATTTGGCGTATATGCAACTCCCTGATCCGTAAGGGAGAAAGTTTTACCAATTCCATTAAATCCACTCAGACCATCCAGTACTATATTTCCATATTGAATGGACTTTGATGGGATTTCATAGTCAACACCTACATTATAAGAACCAGGTTGATTTAGTGTTACTAAGTAATCAGCCATTAGGAAACTCCTGGTACTACAAGAACATTCCCCTGAATTGGTCTGGTTTTATAAGAGTTTGGTGAAATTAGAATCAGATCATATACGTACCTACCACCCTCCAGACCAGAAGTAGCGGTATCTGACAAAGCAACTTTTACAACACCATTTATTCTATCTGGAAATGTGATAGTAAATGCAGTAAATTTAGTTGCTGCAGGATGTTTTCTGATCTTCGCCTCTGCGGTATATCCCGTAAGATTAAGAGCCGAATTGTTAGTATTTCTAATGGTGAACGTGGCATCAAAATCGACACCCTGATCAACAACTAGATTGACATTTCTTGCCGCCATTAGTCAAAAAGAGGGGGTTTTTACTATTTATCCAACTTGTCTAAAATCAGTTTCATCATTGATTTCAATTCAGATACTTCATTTCGAAGATTGTCTACTTCAGCAATCTCTTGCAACCTTTTTCTTTTAAGTGCAAGATAATTCTCATAGTCAGAATCGGAGCAATTCAAGATTGCTCCTGTTTCTGCATCTCTGTATAAACTGTTTGAATTTTCAACTTTTATTTTATCCATTAGATAGAAGCAATTGCTCTTAGGTCACGAATCTTAGGAACGTAAGCGTAGTTAGTTCCAGTCATAATGATCTTAATTTGGAATGCATTGAACTGTGGAAGATTCTTTGCATTGAACTCATATTCTCTATAATCATTTTCAGTTGTAGAAGCAAGAACATTTCTATCGGGTCTTCCACTATTCTTAGAAGTATCAATAACTCTTCCAGTAGAATCTAGATTATCATATCCAGGGAAGAGTTCAAATAGTTGATATTCCGATGGAGCATCAACTCTGAATACTCTGTAAAGAACTCTAATATCATTAGAAGAGTGTCTGTATGCATCAAATAGAACTCTGAGTCCATCTGCAGCTTTTTCAAGTTTGACTACCTTAGAAAGGTAAATCGCAGCACTTGGATCTTGATCCAAGGAATTTACTCTAAGATCAGAAGAATAATCAGAAACCTTGCTGTTAATTCTATCCATCGTTGTTACGATGTTGATCCTATCAAGGTCAATCATTGGACTTACCTTGGGATCATTTGTAGATAGAGACATTTCCATCGTGAACGACTTTCTTCCAGGGAAATCTTGGAGTCTATTCAACTCATTTTCTTTAGAAGCAATGATTCTAGGAGAAGAGAGGACATTGTTACTGTTGAGAGAAACAGCTTCATATCCCTGATCAACATATGCAGTTAGGTTACCATCTGGACTATTTCCCGTAAAGGTTCTAACACTAGCTTCAATATTAGTCGCTTCTGGTTGTAGAGTTCCAATATTTGGTCTAATGATATTGAACGGAATATTTTGAGTTGCTTGTGGACCGTAAAGGTTACCAACCATTGGCATCTCAGTAACATAACTACCACCAGACTTGGTTTCTCTCCAGTAAAGTTCTGGAGCTCCAGATGCATTACCAGTAGTTCTATCAATACCTCTACTACTCATACCAACATTAATCCAGTAATGATCAACATCAGTTGAATACTTATTAAGATCGGTATCATCAAGACTGTGAGTTGCATTGATTCTTCTCAATGACACACCATTCAATTCATACTTTTCGATCTGAGTATTGATTGCATAATCACCAGAAACAGAATCATCAATTGCTCTTGTGATTCCAGTAAGAGTTCCAGCGGAAGTACTTACTCCAGTATATCTTAGAATCTCTTTACCAATTAAGATATATCCTGGGTTAGAACTATCTACGACAAGATTCTCAAAAGAAGTAAAGATTCCTACACTACTTACAGGTAAAGCTTCTGTGCTCGTAGAGTTGTAAGAGGATGTAATTTTTTCTGGCTTCACATCTGGCTCAAATCCAGACAACTTGACAGTATCTCTGTTGGAGTACATACCATGATTATTATGTCGTACTCTTGCGTGTAGACCATCGGTGATGTCCTGCAGATAAGTAATTGGGGTTCCGTTAAGGACAGAAGATCCACCAGATCCAACATAAACAACTGCAGAAGAAGCATCGATCTTAGGTCCACCTTGTACCTGATCAATCAGTAAGGTGTTAAACGCACTAATAACGCCAACATTATTTGGAATAGAGAGAAGTAAATTCTTACCAAATCCACCAGTATTTTCATAGTCAACGGTAAGAACGTCACCAGCTGCATATCCAGTTCCACCAATAGAAACTGTTGCAGCTACAGCAACTCCAGAATTTACACTAATATTTGCCTTTGCACCAGCACCTCTACCAGTTCTTGCAACTAGTGGTACATTAGAATACGTTGCAGCACCTGAAGTAAATCCTGCACCAATGTTTGTGAGTGTCAATTCACTGCCAACACCAATTGCACCAAGAACTTTACTCAAATTAGCAGAGAAGTTTGGATTATTCTCCTGAAGAATCGTTACTCCAGTGGTTAGATTCAATTGTTCGGTTGCTGTCAAACTCTTTCCAAGACCAACAATAATATTCTTAGAAACCATATCCAGTGGATTGGTTCTTAGTTTGGCAATTTGTCTGTTACCAATATCAAGATCTGGGTTATAGAGTTTAAATCTACCAACGTCAGAAGTAAATTCAGCTCTGTACAGAGTAAACTTGAGGTCTTCCAACTGACTTGGATCCCAAGTAGCACCGTTTTGTGACTTAAATAGAGAACCGAGAAGAGGCTGTTGTGCAACAATAATCTTCTCAGAATCTGGTTGATTTACTGTACTGATATCCTCTTCACCCATTCTCGAAATGAATACAGTGTACTCATTAGATGCAGATAAGAGAACAATAGCATATTCTCCACTGCCTTCACAATAAACTGGTGATGGGAATGTAAATGTAGTTGGAAGAGATCCGTCATCAGAGAGAACGACTTCCGATGGATCAAGAATTACTTCACCAAAAGGTAGAATTTCTTGAGTTGGCAAACCAGTCTGTAGTGTTCTAACCTGTAAAGTAACAGGTAAAGAATTAGTGTCCTTAGATTTGAAGTATACGTCACACTTAGTGAGGAATACTCCGTTAATATCTGGAACTTCAAAAGACTGTGCCAGAGGGTCAACCCATCTAGTCTGTCTCGTAGTTCTGTTTGTGAAACTTACATCAGCAACTAGTCGAGTGTCACTGTTTGTTAGAGTTCTATCCTGAGATCTTGGAATTCTCTGAACATCAGCATTTCTAATTCTTAGGGTAGCTTCTTCAACATTTTGAAGAGTACCAGAAGAAGTGAAAGTGCTTTCAGCGGAACTATCAGTGAAACCAGAAATTGTCTGGTTGGTAGAACTGCTTGTTAAAGTGAATGTCTTAGATCCAGTATTAAATGATGGTGCAGATGGTACAGTTGGATCAGGTAAGAATAGAGATCCAATAATAACACCCGCTTTATCGGTAATAAGTCTAATGTCCTTAACAGTAGCAACTGCACCACTGGATTGACCAACAATCTTCATTCCTTTAGCAAGGTGCCCAAAGAATCCAGATGCAGACTGGAGTTCTAGGGATGCAGTATCAACGTTCAGAATCGTGGAAGTTGATGAATATGTAGAAGGAATTGTAGAAGATGGAGAGTATGGGTTATTTACATATGTTTGGGAAGGATTATTGTAAGTTCCATACTTGTGATTAGTCTGAGCAAGTCTAAATCTACAAGATGCATTTCCGTTTGTAACTGTTCCAACAACAGTTTCGCCAGCACCAAATGTTCCACTAACCATTTCGATTTCGATTAGTTTGGGAACAATGTACTTGTTCATATCAATATTATCGAAGAATGCATAAAGTCTTGTATTAGGCTTTAGTCTTCTACAAATAAACTCAATGTTTCTAGATCTCATCGTAGCGATGACTTCTGTAGAAACGACTCTATCTCCAAGAGTTGTAGTGTCAAACCTTTCACCAACTCTAAACTGAATACCCTGTCTAGTTTGATTGGTGGTAGTCGTTACGGTTTGCTCTCTAATTGTAGTAGTTCTTGTTCTTAGATTAGTTGTAGTAGTGATTGGAATACCTCTACCACTAACAAATCCACCAGTTCTTCTAGTATTTCTACCCGTTACGGTGGTTCTGTTTTGTCTGAGAACAGTTGGTCCATTAGAAACGCTTCTACCAGTCCACGTAGTTTCCCAAGATCCCCAATCAATTGGAGACATACCAGTATTACTATCGGCACCTGTAATACCCAAAGCTGCATTAAAGCTTCCTTCTACATCATATGTTGCAGAAGATCTTCTAGTTTCAATCCAAGTATCTGTGGATGGATTGAGTTCAATTTGACCAATCCAGTTTACAACAGCAAATGGGTTTACATTTTCAATTCTAGTAGCAAACTTATTCTCAAGGAAAGTTTTATCACTATAATTCAGACAAACAACATCGCCAACTCTCTTGACATTTCTGTCTCCAAGATCATTTACGAATCTATAATCAGATGCGGGACTAGACGAAGTTGCAGCACCAACAATTGCTTCAGATCCAAGGAGGAGATCCAAAGAAGTTGTATAGTGTTGGGGTCTTAATCTACCTTCTACAGGATCAACACTTGCCTTATATTGACTGTTGTCAACATCTCCTCCAGTTGTAGACTTAAAGTTATCCACAAAGAATCCAGACTTAAATCTATCCAAATTAGTTTGTGCATCCTTGAGAGCAAGGTTTGCAGTTTCAGTTTCTAGGAGAGATAATGCAGTATAATACTCAACATTTTTCAGTCTATCTTCAATGATTGAGATATCCTTCATACGATATCTCTTATGTCTAGCAAGTTTCAATTCAACTTGGCTTGCATTGTAAACATATGGTGGTAGATATACAGTTGCAACTTCTAGAGCATTCTCGATAGTATTTGGTACTTTTGGTTCAATAGCGGGAACACCAACAGAAAGACTAAAAATACCATCTTTACTTAAGTAAAGTTTATCAATTCTACCCAAGTAATAATCATAACTTACATTTACAGACTTATCTTTAGCAACTACAAGACTAGAAGAAGAAGTATATGGATCGAAATTCCTAGATAAGAATTCGAATGGGGATCTATTTGCAGCTACAGTAGAAACTCTAGGTCTGAAATCAAGTACATCCGATGCAGGTTGGTAACCTTCAATCATTGGAACTTCAGTTGCATACAAATCCGCATCATAGGAATTGATGGCAACAAAATCACCAGGGTCCGATTGTTCAATTACGAAGTGATCATAAACAATGGTAATTCTTCTAGTAGGAGCTTCAGCTCCTGGTTTCCTAACAAGAGAAGAAAAATCTACATAATCTTCTCTTTGACCCGCATCAAACTCAAAATTATCTTTGATATCTCTATCACCAGGAACGAATGAAAGAACAGTGGCAGTTACATTAGATTCTTCAAATACAACCTCTTCACCGATCTCGAAAGAATTTTCGTTTCTATAAACAAAGTCAACCTCATTGGATCCATTACTATCAACAAAAACTGCAGCAGCACCAGAGGTCTGACCGACCATTTTTTCGCCTCTTAGTGCATTCAAAATATTAGTATTGAGGTTAGAGAGAACGAGAACTGGGAACTGTGGATCAGATACTGAAGATGATTCAAGAACCGCAAGAACGTTTGAAACATCAGGAACGCCAATAGATAGTCTCTTATCTTGAACTCTAGTTCCGTAGATTTCACTATAAGTTAATCCATCTTCAATAGTAGTGACACCGATACCAGAAGAATTCTTAGCAGATAGATTAATAGTATTTGTAGATGCTCTCTTAAATACTTTATTCTTTGCTTTCACATTTACTTTCTTCCAAGTAACCGTGAGAGTAGCATTTCCACTAGAAACACTCAGTCCAGAAAGAGTAATCGTTCTTCCACTTACGGTTAATTTTTGATTATTAAGTGCTTCTACAACACCAGTAGAGTGGAAAGTTAGATTGTAATCTTCTTCATCAAATGGTTCTAGTGTGAGACTCGCATCGGACTCTAAAGTGGCACTATAAGAACCAGAAGCAACAGAAATACTGTATGTCTTTCTGAAAATAATATCAGAACCAGTAAAATCAACAGAAGCTACATTTGGCTTTGTTAGTTCTGCATACAAGTAAGATTTGTTTGTATTCAATACTTCCGTAGAAACCTTAAAGAAGTCATTAGCGGTCAATTGACTTACTGGAAGAGTTCCAACGTTCACATTAGATACATTTGTTGTTGCTTCAAGTACAATTTTTTTGTTAGTTACATCAATTTCTTTAATCGCATTAAATACAGGGACAGTGTTGCCAGATACACTATATCTGATGATATCTCCTGTTCTGATGCCAATATTAGTACCGAATTCTAAAGCTGCACAAGTTGCAGTAGAAACACCTGCAGACTCGCCAGTAATACTGAATTGCGATCCCAAAGAAGCAATTAGGGTTCCTTTATTCAGTCTAGTGTCTGCGGTAAAGGGTACGGAACCAGTTCCTACGAGTTGACGAACGTCTTCAATCGAATAGTCTTCGACTCTAGTGATAGATCTGGAAACAGGTTGTCCGTTAATATAAATTTCCTCTCCTTCTTGGAATTGTCCATTAACTTGATATAGTTTTACCTGTCTAACATCATTTACAGTCTCATAGACATATCCAGTAGCTCCACTACTTTGACCTTCAATCAGAGCAGGAGTATTGATCAACATGTGAACGTTGATCTCAATATATGTGAATGTTTGAATGTCATATAAAGATGCTTCAAAAATAGTAGAAGCATCCACATACTGAGCATTCTTTAATTTCATATCATATAGTCTTGCAACACCGATATGAATGCCACTTGCGCTTCCAGGAGTTGCAGTTCTATTCTTATGGAGATTTACATAGGTATCTGTCCCAATACCAATATTAGAAGATCCATATACGTTATTCAATTCAATCTGTTTGCCAAGAGAGAATGGGATAGATTCATTGAATAATTTTTCGGTTCCTCTTGGTTTTGGAACATCGATTGTAGTCGTGTTTAGAGTCTCTACCTCGTAACCACGAACATAAGCTTTACCAGGACCAACCGACAAACTGATTAAGGAATTGGATGGTTTGTTACCTTGTTGAGTTACCTGATTCGAATAATATGCTCCATCATTACCAATTCTATCGTTTAGGTTTTCTTTTACCGAAACACTGAATGGTTTGATGTAATAATCCCCAGATTCATCATAAGTTCTTCTGGCTAATTCATCACGGATCAAGTTATAATCCGATGTTTTTACAAATTTGGAGACAACACCTTCTTCTACTCTAAGAAGTTCAATAAAGTTTTCATCATTGAAGTCTGTAAGAGACTTTTTAACAAGTGTTGTGGAAATTTTAAATCTGTCCGCACCAGGAGCAGCAAAGTTAGAAAATCCTCTAGCATTATCATATAGATCTTGATTACTTGAAGATGCAGTTACAATCTCCTCGTTGATAAGTAAACCAACTCTATAACTAGGCTCGTTTCCGTATTGATCTAGAATGACTGTCTGATCGAGTACTTCAACAAAGAATCCTCTGATAAAATATACACCATTGGCAATTTTTACAGCAGATCCAACTTGAGTGGATTGTGAGATAATGGTTGTAGCAAAACTAGTTCCTGCTCTAATGCTGGACAGAGTATAATTAACATCTTCCTGAACTAGAAGATCTTCCCCATCTACAAAGGTAGATCTGGAGAAGTCTTGATCACTAGAACTCTGATATTTAATGTATAGAGTATAATTTCCTCTTTCTGATTGCCTATTGGTAATTACATATTCAACTTTTGCTGTTACTCCACTAGTCTCACCCTTAATCAGTTTACCCTTCAATGCGTCAAGATAAAGAGAAACTGGCAGACCTAGATGAGTGTCATCAATTTGTACACAAGAATAGTCATCATCGTAGGCAATTTGACCTGGGATTACAACAGAACCCTCTTTGAAAAAATGCCTACCAAACTTTTCAACCTGATTCTGAAGAATAGATTGTAGTGTTGTTAATTCTCTAGATTGAATTGGGAGTCCTGGTTTGAACAGGACTCGCTGATAATTCTTCTGATCATCAAAATCGTCAAAGTATGGAGACGCATTGAGATTAGTATTCTGTGGCATTTTTCGTTAAAACTCCAGTACGATCTTGATATCTTCTTTTTGACTTGAAGACCTGGGGATTGCAACTCTATTATCAATGTAGATAATTTCACCAGATTTCGTATTATACTCAGCGGAAGAGATTCCAGAAACGAAGTCTAGACCTAGCTGGTATGTCTTGTTATTTATTGAGGTAGAGACACCGTTGAATTGATTGTTAATCTCTAGAAGTGGTCCTACGACTGAGCTTCCCGAAATCGTTCTACCATATCCAGCGTCAGGAGTTGATGTAAACTCAATAATTTTATAACCACTTTCACTGGAAGCAAGTCCCATTGGTTGATAATACTTAAGGACTCCAGAAACATTATCCCAAGATGCTACCATACCAATAGCCGTTGATCCAAGACCAACAGTTTGTGTAATTGTAGAGTCTACCGCATATGTTGTAGCGGTAGTTACGCCACCCAACTTAAGTGCTTTCAGACCACTGACAAGTGATGTATCGAGAAGTTCTTGGTTACTTCCAAATACTGTTGGATTTTTAATAATACCAACTCTAGCAAAGTCATTACCCTCAATGATATCGGGATTAGTTTCTAAAGTTTCAAATCTTGCATAAAGTAGTGCTCTGTATGCACCGAGTTCTCTATAAACATCATATCCATGTCCACCTTTAGGTGGAATGATAACAGAGAATTGTCCAATAGCAGTTGTACCAATACCAGTATTGGTAAGGTTCTCTAGAGGACCACCAGACTCACTTCCAGGCGCGCCTGGGAAGAACTGAATGGATCCATGAGTGTATCCCTCTCCACCATCAGTAACAAAGACCTCAGAGATCTTTCCGAAGGAATCAATTGTGATAGTTGCTTTTCCACCCTCACCATCTCCCAAAATAGGAACGTTGGCAAATGAAGTTGAAATTGGTTGATAGTTAGATCCTCTATCATCAATAACTACTACTTCAATTTTTCCGTCAATTGCATTATTTTTAGTAGCGACAGACTCACCAGTTCTACCCCAATCTTCAGGAACTGGAATGTATTCAATAGAGTCGAATTTTACAATTTCAGAAGGTTTAATAGTATACAAATACTTCCAAATATAACCATCACCAGAAGTACCTGCAGCTCTTGGTTCTAGGTCAATAAAAGTTGGTTGATCATATGAAGGACGACCCTTTGGATTTTCTGGATCAGATCCATTCTGTAGACAAGCATAGACTTTCAAATCTTCATTAACAACATAAAAGTTTGCTTCATATAAACTTGCCTGAGCCGTAATTGGAGTCAGGTTGTAAATATTATAGTCATGTCGATACATTTCATAGGTTGTACCAGCAACCCATTCGACTTTTCTGACAAGTCTTCTAACATCTTTGTCAGTAATTTTTTTCATTGCGATGATAGATTCCTTAATGGAATACTCTTCCTCAAACCCATCTAGGGGTGCTGGAGTATTTGTAGTCCAGTCGGGGGTTCCACCAGCCTTTGGATCAATAGAATTGGGCAACCCAATGAAGGCATAATACTTATTGACGGTTGAACCAACCCCAACGAAACTTTTTACAAAAGTCTCCGCATTAAGAATCCTAAATTGTTCTGATATAATTGCAGGCATTGTCGCTGTGGTTTTTTACTTATTTAGTGGTTAAGTTAAAGGTTTTTCTCTGGAGACCATAGCTGCTGTCGAAAGACCGACTAAACCAGCATCTGGATTCACAAAGAATGCTTGTGGTAATCCTTGACTACGATTTTGATAACCGTAGATCTTACCCCAAGTATATTTACCCCAGTAAGTATCAATAGTCGCTGTAGTTCCTACACCAACTTGAATATCACTGTTATTATTTGGTCCTGGTTGGAAAGCACAAGTAACAGTAACAATACCAGACAAAACATCAACATCAGTTACTTTTTCAACTCTGAAGACCCCACCTAGATATTCACCAGCAGAAATAATTCCGACTTTATTTGCAGGATAGTTTGCATATCCACCAATAGAAGTTGTAATTCCAGTTAGAGCATGACCAACAACTAATGGGCTGTCATAGATGACAAAATAGTCATCTTTTTGTAACTGAGAATAATTTACACCCAGTTCATTCAAAGAAGAATATCCATATCCAAGATTAGTATTATCATTAAAGTCAGACTTAAGAGCAAATTCAAGTCTAGGTGGAACACTAAATCCAATGCCAGGAACAAAGGTGTTAACTCCAACAATAACTCCAAAATCACCTTCTGTTCTGAATGATAAGATCTGTTCAGATTTAGTGGAGTCAATATCAATGATTGCTGGTGGATGCGAACCAATCTTATATCCAAATCCGCCATTAGTGATGGTAACAGATGTAATCACACCTGCAGTTACCGATGCAATACCAGTTGCTCTGTTAGTCACTGGATCGGCATATAGAACCGTAGTTCCAGATCCAACAGCAATAACTCTCTTTTGTTCAATTCCATATCCAGTTTCCACTAGATCTAGAATTTCATTAGAATGATCAACTGGTCTAGAGTTCCAATTGGCAAGATCAAAAGAGTAATATAGATCACCAACTGTACTGATCCCAACATAGAATCCATCAACATACTTGAGACGAGCAAAGTCAAAAGTAGCAGGAGAAACTGTACCTGCTGGCAATTGTTGACTAAATGGTAACCAGAAGTTTTTATCCGTAGAAATACCAATGGTTCCACCATCACCAACGTAAATAAATCTATTTCCGTCAAATAGAACGTCTCGAATATTTCTAAATGTATTACTGTTCTTAATGGACCAAATTCTTCCATTGTTGGAAGAAATCACAGCACCACCATTTCCAACAGCAATATATTCATTCTGACCAAACGTCACTGCATTTAAATCTTCAAGAGTTCCAGAGAATTCACTGAAGAAGGCAGTGGACCCAATTCCAGTAGCAACAAAAATAGATCCAGCAGTTCCTACAGTAACCCAGGTATCATTTGTTGCCTCATAAACAATTCCTCTAAAATCACCTTCATATTCACTATCATAAGTAACAGAAGAGTTAATTGCGGGGACTTGTCTAACTTCTTTTAGATTGACGGGGGTAAATGGTGCCAAACTATTTCCAATAGCAACAGTTGTGGAAATTTTTCCAAAAGATCCAGCAACAGCTACATGATGTTTTGTTGGATAGAGAATACTATATCCAACACCAACGGCATTAAATGTAATTGTTCCACCATATCCAATATTTCCTCTTTCCCAGAATTCACCACTCTTAGTATTAATATACTGACTACTTTCACCAACTGCAACGATTGGTTCCTCCGCAGATATTGCTTTCCAAGATACAGTACTAGTGATACCAGTAATACTATCGAATTTCCAATCAGAAATTGGATCTTTTCTTTCAATAAGAGCTTCAGATATAGAAACTAAGGGATTTGTAATATTGTTATATCCAGTTCCCCCATCCAAAATTAAAATTTCAGAAATACTAGAAGATGTTGAAACTTTAGTGCTTAGGATTCCAGACCTAATGTTTACATCCTCAAAAATTACTGCATTTCTCTCTGCTTGGGTTAAGAGGTCAATTTCTGAGAATGTTGGGAAAGCATTTTCAACGTAAATTACATTATCAGTCTCACCAACATTCTTAATTAGTCTCGTTGTTGGAACAACTCTACTCTTTAAGCTTGGTCTAGCCTTAGGTACAAGAGTACCAGATACAATCTTATCTCTTCTCTGTTTTTCCCAGGAGAGAGGTCTTTCTGCAGTTTGATTTGTATCAATACCTACGCTATCATAGGTAAATGTTTCTAAAACGTCAGAAGCAACAATTCTCTTTCCAGTTCTCTCAAACTGATCAATGTCAAAAGCATTAAGTTTATTCTCTCTAATTTGAACAACATCACCAGGTTTTACAGTTAGTGGTGGTTCAATTGTCTCAACATCTTTCGTAGATCCCCTATAGTAGAAAACAGAGCACTTAGATCCAGGTTTTGGTGCTTCGGAGAAAATAACTCTACTTCCTTTGAAGATATAAGAATCTCCTGGTGTTTGTAGAATATCGTTAATGTAGATAAAGATGTTGTTAGTTACATCCATATCACTACCAGAGATTGTCTTAAGACTGAGAATCTCAGTAGTTCCGCCAGTCGTTACCGATAGAGTGAATTTTTTGCGTTGACCATCAAAGAAATCAGAGATATTGTCAAATAAAATAAATTGTCCGAAATAAAATCCAGAGAACTTATCATTATCCAATTCAATAACTTCTAGTTGGAACTCAGTTACAACTCCAACTGTAACATCAGTAGAAATACCAGAAACAGTTAGTTTGTCATCGACCTTGTAAGCAATACCCTCTTCCGTCAAATCGAACTCTTGAATATCACCATCAACATTGACTCTAAATCTAACTGTTGCATTTGTCCCTATTCCACTAGTTCCGCCAGTATATTCTAGAGGTCTATTGAAATATGGTTCTGGTTCATTAATATCGACGTAAACAGGCTTTTCAACTGTGCCGCCTCTAGCATATTGATAATATACAGTACCAATTCCCGTATCAATTCTTATGTTGGCACCATCGATGGCTTCCAGAATATCATATCCAGAATACCCTTCATCAACATAATTCTGAATTCTCTCAGCATATTGAATAGTTCCACTAGAATCATAACTATACTGAGTAACTGTGGAATATCCAACGAAAGAACTGAAGATTGTGGACGTACCAACCGTCCTAACTTCTGATCCGTTGTAATATGGATCGGTTGTTCTTGGGAAAGTTAAAATGCCAACTCCATTGTCATAATCGCAAGTCATAGCGATTCCAGACATGATCACGAAGTCTCTTTCCTCAAGATTATGAGGTACAGTAGTAGTTACTGTAATAATTCCACATGATCCATCATAAATGGCATCATAGATGTCAATTGCAGGAACACCAGTAAATGTAACTGCAATTCCACTAACGAAAACAAAGTCATCGGTCTCAGCAAGATGTCCTTCATATTGAGTGAAGGTTCCAGTTCCCTGTTGGTGAGTATGAATACCAACATTACCCGTAAGATCGGTCATTGCAACACCGATATTAACGGTAAAGTCAAGTGTACTTGGAGTGCTTAAAACGGAGTAAATATCTCTCTGTTCGCCAACTGGTGGGAAAGTAACGTCACCAGATGTTGTACTAAAAGCAATACCAGCGAGTTTTACGACATCTTTAACAGAAAGTCCATGAACATTAGTTCCTTGGATTGTTGCAATTCCCGTAGATGGAGTATAGAAAACGTTGGCAATAGTAGTAGTAATGCCAATCTTTTTTCCTTCTACAGTGACTGTTGTAACTCCACTCGCAGGAGTATTATCAATGTAAGAAACTTTCTTAGGAGTAAAATATCCTGTTCCAGGGTCAACTAGTGATAGAGCAGTAATAAGACCCGCTTGTGCTCTTTCTACAACACCACCACTCACATAATTATGGACAAATGTCGTAATACCTAGATTAACTCTAAACGTATTTGTAGTTACACCTGGTAAAATATCAAAACCAACTACATCTCTACCCTCTAAGATATTAGTATCAACACCAGCTCTTACAGTACCACCAGCAACATACACTAGTGGTTGTGTTCCAATTCCAATATCAACTAGAACATTATTTACATCGACAATTTCTTTAATTGGATATGCATCTTCTCTTAATCTGAAAGTAGTGATTCCATCAGTAACATCAACTCCAGCAACGTAAAGATTTCTGCCGTGGTTTGTGTCAGTTCCAATGTAGTGACCAGCAGTTACATTGATAGTTGCAATACCAGTAATATAATTATATCCAAAAGTATTGATATTTCTTGTAGCACTTAGAGGAGTAAAAGTAAATCCCGCACCAGTAATTCTTACTCTATCTCCTTCATAAAGATCATGAGCAGTTGCAGTGGTAAATGTTCCAATTCCAGTGAACATATTGTGTACTGCTGTGCTGATCGCAACGGTCGTAACTTCATTAGTTCCAAGTATAGCAGTAATAGCAGCACCAGTCCCCTGAGATGCACGTACAGTGACCCTAGGGGGAGTTCTATAACCTTGTCCCCTACCAGTTAGTCTAAGACCCGTCAGAGACCCTGTAGTACCCACTCCGACTCTTGCAGCAGCGGATAGTAACGTGTAATATCCACCACCAGTCTGTAATCCAACTTTATTGATTCTTCCAGCTCTAGGAACTCCGCTTAAAAAGTTAATATTATTATCTTCAGCAGTAGTAATGTCGAAGTCTAATCCAGGAGTCTGAACGACATTATTGATAAGAATAAATGGATTGTTATTAATATCAACACCACTGTTGACATTGTTATAAAGAGAAGTAACAATGCCTTGATTCTCAGTTACATCAAATTCAGTTCCAGCAATACCAGTAAAAGAAAGTGAAATATCATCAAGAATTACATTTTTATCCTTCTCATCATATGGATCCAGTTTTCTAGAAAACAATCTGCCACTAAAAGTAGATCCAGTTAGAAGACCAACTGGACCTTGTTTTCCATATGGGGGATCTGAGAAGTAAATAGTATCTTCTACAATCTGATAGTCACCAGTAAATACAGAAGATACTCCAGTATTGTGTGTAGTGGATACAGATCCAAATGCTCCTCTTTTAACAACAACAGAAGCTCCTGTTGTTTGACTAAAAACAGGAAAATATCCCTCACCCTTATCAAATACGACAATTTCGCTAATCGTACCAACACCAGAAATTACTGGGAAGAAAATACCTTCCGTTATAGGAACTGTAGTACCTTCTACAACAATTTTTGGTGGATCCGTTTTTGCATATCCCGATCCACCATCAAGAACCTCGATTCTATCAATTCCATAATTGGAATCAAAGAAAGGTCTGAAAAGAGCTCCAGATCCAGGCGTAGTTCTAGGCATTTATTCCTCTCGTCAGCTAATATTGATGGAGC